GTTTTCGCCTATCGAATTTCTTAATAATAGTGTCCAATATGATTGACAAACCTACATAAATGGAATATTGTTAGTAGTTCGTCTGATATATACAAATTCGATTTTCTTTATAATCGTTATCAATCTTCAATTAAAACAGATAATTATATAGCTATCTCCGCCCCTGTTGGTGATTATAAATGGACATTTATTATTCCATTTGATTCATCAGCTATTGCATATTATAGTTTTAAAAATAATTCTTTTTATTTTGCTTCGCAATTTGACTATGATACACAACGTTTATATTGTCAATTTGATAGTTCTGGTAATCGTATAGATTCTGGCGGTTTAGGTGGTGCTTTTGTAACTGTTCCTGATGGTATTAATAAACGTTATGCCGCTCAAATTTTTTCATTTTCTGATTATGGCATTTCTTTATCATCTGCAAAAGTATATATTCATACAAAATTGTATGATTGGGATAACATAGAAAACGAGTTAGAACCCCCTGACCCTAACGCTGTTCCTGCTCCGTTTACTGTTACTTATAGTCCAGACTTGAAACTTAATCTTAAACGTAAAACTTCTGATTATGAAACAAAGTCTATAGATGTTACTTTGACACTTAATCAAGATTATCTTGATTGGTATATACGCCGTTATGCTGAAATGTTAGGTGATAAAGAAGTAGGTACTTATGATAGTGCTAGTATAAAAATGATACTTGATTCTATTCTAAATACTCTTGATGTTGCAAAAGATTTTGATTTAACTGGTTGCGGAAAGTCAAAGTGTATTTATTTTATATCTCTTTCAGATCCCTCTAAACCTCTTAGAACTGTTACACAAAACAGTGTATATACATATCTATCTCAACAACGTTATAGTATTGTTGATAAAGATAATGGAGATATAGACGGCTCAACTAGTACGGCTGTTTATGCTAATGGTTTGTATCCGTACTTTACTGTAGATTTTAAAGAATATTTCAAACATACTATGCAATCTGATATTGCTTCTGAAAATTGCTCTTATAAAAAATATCAGGCTGTTATAAAGAATTTGCCTACTTATCAGCTTTCTATACCTCTTGAAAATATAGATGCAGAAAAGTTTGAAGTTATATCCGTTCTTAATTCTATCCTTACTTGTGAAACTTTATTCCCTACGGAAAGCGGTCAATCTGTTTTTGATCGTAGCTTTAAATCAGCTTATAGTGTTGATAGAGGTCCTAATGGTGTTAACTTTAATAATATTGATTATATTAATGTTGATAAATGGGACACTGATGATACTGGTTATCTTGATTATTTTTCAAAATCTGATTGTTATTCTGTTTATGCTGCTCAATTCAGCTTTGATAGTTATCCTAAATATGTTCCTCTTAAAGACGGCAAGGGCAATGATATTGATATGATTAAAACAAATCCGTTTGATTTTTCAAAAAGCCCTGTTGCTCCTGGTACTTATCAATCAGTAAACAAAGACGGTACTTTATCAGAAGAACGCACACTTGAAGAACAGAAGAAGCATGATAAAGATAATACTTTTTCTAAAAATTTTGCTAGTGTTGATTATACTGACTTTTCATCTATTTTCTCAACCTCTAGTTCATACTTTGAGTTTTTAACTGCTTCAATCCGTATTCTTCCTGATTGGTTTATTGCTACTTTTACAGCATGGTTTGTTACATTTCTCACACTTGCACTTATTAAGTATGTCATTCAATAAGGGGGTATATTATGCGTGTAGTTGCTATTCTTGTATCTGCTATATTGTTTTATCTTATCCCTGACGCTGTTCTTGAAACTATTTTTTCAACTGGCTTTACTGCCTGCCGTAACATTTCTCAGTATATTTTTAATGCTGTTTCTAATCTTATTAAATAAGGTGGTGTGTATGGATATTATTTATGCTTTCAAAGCTATCTTTTATAATTTAACTCTCTGTATGTCTTATACTTTTGATTTTGGCTCTTATACTTTTTCTCTTGGTTCTGTTATTGTCGGCAGTATGATTTTATCCTGTTCTGCTGCTTTTGTTATATATCTTTTAAAACGATAGGAGTAATTATAATGGTTAATATAATATGTTTTGTTCTTGCCGTATTGATGATTTTTTCTCTTGTATGGCTCGTTAGGAGGTAAAAAAATGCTTAACTTGGTTTTGTTTATACTTGTTGTCTGCTTTTTGGTTTGTACTATAAGCGGTGTTATAGGTTTCTTCACTGACCTTAGAAACTTTAAAGCTGAACATGAGTTCAGCGGAAACAGAAAACAGCTTATTGAGTTTTTGATGTTCAGTGAAGATGTTGAAATAAAAGCCGTTCCTGCGGTTGTAACTGATGATAGTGAGGTGAATTATGATGAAAGTACACATAGTGTTTGATGAAAACAACCCATTTTTTCAGCTTTTGAAGTCAATGGGCTGTGATCTCTCGCAAGAAGTAATGAATAGATATGATGCTTTGCTCCTCGGTATGGCTTTTATTTTCGCTGTTGTTATGCTCTGTATCTTCTGCAAGTTCTTCTATAATGTGATGATACGCATGACACGTTGTGCTAGTGCTGTGTAGGTGATTTGCTATGATTATATTTGACTACTTACTACAAATACCGCCCTTTATCGCCTATGAGGTATATGACCACCTTTTCGGTGCATACTTCAATAATTCCGCTATATTTCAAGGTTGGGGTATTCACCTTTATACAGGTAAATTCGGAACAGGTAAAACTTCAACCCTTGCTCAGATAGCATATAACTATTGCGTGCGTTATCCTCAGTTGTCTATACTTACAAACATCAATCTTCAAAATTTCCCTGAGTGGACGAACATTTATAAGCTTAATTCTGCTCAAGATATCTTGCACGCTCCTAAAAACTGCATTGTTGTGATTGATGAAATAGGCACTATTTTTAATTCTCGTGATTTCTCAGGTGGTAAAAGAGCCGTCCCTAAACCGCTTTTTCAGCACCTTTGTCAATGTAGAAAGCGCAAAATGATGATACTTGCTACAGTTCAACGCTTCAATCTGCTTGATAAGCAGATACGAGATATAACGGCTACAGTGTCAACGTGCCGTGCTACATTCCGTCACCCTTATACACGCCTTATCAAAGTTAAGACTTATGATATAGACGAGTATGAAGCTTATACGGAAAATAAGTCATATATGCCGAAAAAGCTTTACAGCCGTTTGTATCTGCAGACAAATCAGAGCCGACAGCTATATGATACTTCTCAGCTTGTTGATAATATGCTTGATAAGGAGTATATCAGCGATACGGAAATACTTGCCAATCGTGGAGTAGATGTTACAAGTGACATTATGCACGATAGAAAGTCAAGCAGAAGCCTGCGAAAAAGGCGTGGCGTATAGCCACGAGCGACCGCAGGGGCGAGCGCTTGCGCCGCCCTGCGGTGCGTGTGGCTATTACTTGATATTAGCCACAAAAAGTACTCACTTTTAAAAATGAGGTGTTAAAAATGCCCCTAAAAACGTCCTCTAAAGAGGTCAAGTGCAATACAAAGATAAAGGAATATCGTGACGGCAGTTACACTATAACACGTTCTGACCGACATATTTTTAAAGACCCTGCATTTGAGTATCACTGCAAGCATGAACATAGTATTGACGAACGTTCAAGACAAGAGCAACTTAAAACGGCTCGTGAAAATTACATATGTTATTTTGAGTATGAGGACGAAAACGGAAACATAACGCTTGATATGCTTGATACTCGTAAGTTTAAAGATAAGCAGTCACAAAGCGGTGAAGTTCGTTCCGATAGTGTTCAAAGAGCAAAGCAAAGTATCTTTGATATTGTTTATCAGAATGATTGGAAGTACTTTCTTACTATAACATTTAGCGGTAAAGATTTTGACCGCTCCGACCCTCGGGAAGTCTTTAAGCCCTTGAAACGTTGGTTTGATAATGCTGTTCAACGTAAAGGCTTGCGTTATGTCCTTGTTCCTGAGTTTCACAAAAAAGGCGGTATTCATTGCCACGCTCTTATAAACGATTGTGACTTTAAGTTCGTTGATAGTGGTACACGTCTTGTTAAGGGTCATGACAAGCCCCTTAAAATAGATACTATAAAGCGCCTGCATATATGTGATAAGCTTGGCTGTGATATATCTGATTTGCCTGTTGTATATAACGTGTCTGATTGGCGCTATGGTTTCTCAACAGCTATTCAGACTTACGGACAGATGTCAAACCTAGCTTTTTACGTCACAAAGTACATTACTAAGGACGTAAAGAAAATTTTCGGTAAATTCTTCTGGAGTAGCAAGAACATTGTTCGTAAAACTAAAGAGATCTATTGCAATTCAGATTTCAAAGATGATTTGCCAATAGTCTCCCCCCCTCGTGCTAATGTCTGTTTTCAGTACGAAAGCAGTTTCACCTTTTCAAGTCAGGTCGAAAAGAACTGCAATGATATACTTCAATATCTTAAAGAGAATGGAAATGATGATGTCCTATGATTTTTAAAGAATGGTTTGAGATGTTCTACAACGCATACTGCGTTGATGTGATAGCCTATGATTGCTATAAGGACTATTACTATATAAATCAAAAACACTTCGGTTATATAGCCGATATGGAGCTTCTGAGCGTAAAGCCTATTGATATTCAGAATTGTCTTAAATCCACCCTATCTTACAGTAATGACCGCCAAAGACGTTCATATTTTTTACTTAAACGTGTATTCCGTGAAGCTATAGTTAATGGCTATTGTGACAAAAACCCTTGCGACTATGTTAAACCTCCAAAACGTATAAAAAAAGAAGCTGAATATTTCAGCCCCGATAATCTCGTACACCTTTTTGATGATGATAGTAGAGTTTGCAGAATGTTTCAGCTTGATTTGTGGACAGGTCTCCGCCGTGGTGAACTTCTCGCCCTTAGTTGGGATAACATTGACCTTGATAATAGATATCTTAAAGTCTGTCAGACACTCGTACATACTTCATGCGGTGATAGGATTGTACAGACCACAAAATCTCGTCGTGATAGGCTTATCCCCTTGCATAGTTATGCAATAGCTATTCTTCATCAGATACGCTCTCAGGACGTCTCAGACGGCTTTCTGTTCGTTTCACCTATAACGCATACAGTAATATCCCTTAGACGTTATAATAGGCTCTATAGAACGTTCTATGAGCAACAAAAAACAAAGTATCCTGATTTACAGTATCTCACCCCGCACAAGCTTAGACATAGCTATGCAACGTATCTTATTCAGTGCGGTGCAGATATCGAAACCCTCAGAGCATTGCTCGGACACGTTGATATAACAACTACTCAGCGTTATGTACATAGTAATTTCAACCAAATGTGCAAAGCTGTGAATAATCTCAAATTTGAATAAAGGAGTTTTTTAAAATGAAAGAGTTTAATTTTTGGTGTAAAGAAAATACCGATCATGGCGAATGTGCCGATAAGGTATGTGATTATGATTACTGTTGCTGTTATGCTCACTGTGAGGAATGTATATTTTACCTCACTGATTCCCCTGCTTGTGAGAATTGTTCTGTTCCGTGTTATGATGATTAATATTTACTTGTGTATGTTTTTTGCTTCTTTTTTTCGTTCAAAAGCATTCGGGAGGTAAAGTCGAACTCGCTGTGGGCAGAACTTTTGAACGAATGGGCTCCCAGTTCGACATCTTAGTTACTAGGCGCAAGTTTTGCCGTCTGCTCTGCCGTTCGCTATACGCAAAAGCAGGAAGAAGATTAATCTTCTTCCTGCATATCCTTTTCGAGTAGTTCAATTATAAGTGCGTTAAGGCTCTTGCCCTTGCGTTCTGCATGGGCTTTGTAGACTTCACGCTTGCCTTTTGGCACTCGTACCTTTATATCGTCAAGCTTTTCTCTGTATTTTGCGTTTGCTTTTAGTTGTGCTTTTGATGTTGCCATTTTTATCACCTCCTTGCTAATCATTATATCACATATAGATAAATGTGTACATATACAAATTAAACATAAATGTATACATATATTTGTGCAAAATGTGTATTGATATATGTACCCATTTATGCTATAATATATATAGTGAAAGAGATAAAGGGAACTTTCACAGCGGAGGAAATTGAAAGGAGTGAGGATAATGCAGAATATGCCTACAGCTACAGAACTTGCGATAAAGTATGCAAAGCGTGAACAGCTTAGAATTATTATTGATAAGGCTCTTAACATTCATGCTGATTGCGAATATGAGGCTTTATCTATGCTGATTAATGAACTCAAACAAATGCTTGAAGAAGCATAAAAAAATGTAGTCGGCTATCCGTCAAAACACACCGACTACATAATTACACACAAACTCGGATATCCTCCGCTTTGTAAGTCCGAGTATAACACAAATTTTACTAAATGTCAAGTTGAAAGGATTGTTGAAAATGAATATTGAACATATGAAAAATATCGCAAAAGAAAAAATGAACAAAGAAATAGCATTTCTTTTTGATAAGTTGACTACAGGCTCTGAGGTTCGTGCTACTTTGTTTGCGTTTTTTCTTGTTGACCTTTTTTCTATTGATGAATATCGGTTTTATCTTGAACTTATCCGTCAAGCTGAAAAATTTTAAGGAAAGTGTATAATACCGCAGAAAGGTTGATTGAAATGGAAAAATTTGAAACTATTGATAATTATTATATTCTTGCTTTTGCGTATCGTGTTTACGATGCAAAATGGGTAAATGAAGGTCTTATTTTAGAGAATAACCCTTATGATGTCACTGCACAAGAAAATGAAGAAAAACTAAGTAGGATATGCTTTCAGCTTATGTATGCAATGAATTCATATTATGAAAAAGGTATGATTAGTCTTACTGCTATATCCGATTATGATATTTATAAATCGGCTTATAGCTATACTCTTGGTTTAATCAAAAGAAAATCATCGTCTTTAATTTGGTCGAAGTCCGCTCTTTTAAACTTTGCTTCCGAATTACATGAAAAAATTATTGCACTTGAAAATTTTTAGCACTATTCAACTAAAAAAACGGCTCTCCACAATAGTGGAAAGCCGTTTTTACATATTGGTCGGAGTGACCGGATTTGAACCGACGACCTCTACCACCCCAAGGTAGCGCGCTACCAATCTGCGCCACACCCCGACAACGAATATTATAATCGATTTGGATACAATAGTCAAGAGTTTTCAGTCAAAATAAAAAAATTGCAATGTAGTGCTACAATAGATATTGGACAAAATTAAGAAAAAAGAAAAGAGAGATAGACA